AACGACTATATATTTATATACAACATAGTATAACATATATGTCAGAACAAGAAAATATAAAACAAATAATTACCCAAGAGTACATTAAATGTGCTTCAGATCCACTCCATTTCTTTAGAAAATATTGCTATATAAGTCATCCTATTAAAGGACGTATTTTATTCCATTTATATCCATTTCAGGAAGATGTATTAACGGATTTTAGAACTAATCGTTTCTCAATCATAAATAAATCACGTCAGTTAGGTATATCTACATTAGCTGCTGGTTATGCTTTACACACAATGTTATTCAATAAAGATAAAACAGTGTTATGTTTAGCAACTAAACAAGAAACAGCTAAAGGTATGGTTGATAAAGTACAATTTATGTACAATAATTTACCTGGATGGCTTAAAGGAAATAAAAAACCAATATCAGATAATAAATTATCACTTAAATTAGCAAATAATTCTCAAATTGTAGCTACTTCAGCAGCATCAGATGCAGGTAGATCATACGCCGTATCTTTGTTACTAATAGATGAGGCCGCCTTCATTGAAGGTATTGATAAAATTTACACGAGTATTAAACCTACCATTGCTACTGGGGGACGTATTATAGCGTTATCATCTCCAAATGGTATTGGAAATTGGTTTCATAGAATGTATACTGAAGCTACTTTAGGTAAAAACGATTTTAAAGCCATAGAATTAAAATGGGATTTACATCCTGATAGAGATGATGTTTGGTATCAAACAGAAAAATCCAATATGTCTACTCGTGAATTTGCTCAAGAGTATGATTGCGATTTCTTGGGATCTGGAAACTCAGTTGTTGATCCTGAACGATTAAAATGGTATGAAGAAAATTTCATTTGTGAACCTCTTGAAAAACGATTCATGGGTGGTGATTTTTGGGTATGGCAATACCCAGATTATAGTAAACAGTATATAGTAACAGCCGATGTTGCAAGAGGTGATGGAAGCGATTATTCAGCATTCCACGTTATAGACGTAGAAGCATGTGAACAAGTAGCTGAATATAAATCCCAAATTGGTACTCGTGAATATGGACATATGTTAGCATCAGTTGCTAACGAATATAACAATGCATTATTAGTAGTAGAAAACGCTAATATTGGATGGGATGTTGTAAATACAATCATCGAAAAAGGTTATCAAAATCTATATTATTCACCTCGTTCATATGGAGATATGAGTATGGATAAATACCTTGATAAAATAGATAACGATCAAACAATTCCTGGATTTACTACATCAGTAAAGACGAGACCACTTGTCATCTCCAAAATGGAGTCGTATATTAGGGAAGGCGCTTTTATATTTCATTCAAAACGTTATTTAGAAGAACTAAGAGTATTCATTTGGCATAATGGTAAAGCACAAGCTCAAACCGGATATAATGATGATTTGGTAATGAGTGCGGGATTTGGATTATTCTTAAGAGATACAGCATTAAAATATAGAGCAGCAGGTATGGAAATAACCAGAGCAGCTCTATCAGGAATATCAAGTACTGGGTATAGTGATATATATCCTACAATGCCTGGTGGATTTTCAAATCCATATCAAATCGATAATGGTGTAGGTGGTATAGAAGATATTAGTTGGATGTTCTAATTACATATTTATTGAATATATTAAATTGATCTTTACAAAATAAAAATAAATGGCAGATAATAATATAGGACTTTTTGGAAATCTAAAACGTCTATTTAGTACTGATGTAATAATAAGAAATGTTGGTGGTAAACAACTAAAAAATTTCGATACAGACAGTATTCAAGCTTACGGAAACGTAAAAACTAACGCCTTAATAGACAGATTTACAAAACTTCATAGATACGGAGCTAATATGCCGTATAACCCAACTATGAACTACCAAACACTTCGTATCCAATTATACACGGATTATGAAGCAATGGATACAGAATCAATTATTGCCTCTGCTCTTGATATTATTTCTGATGAAGCAACATTAAAGAATGAATTTGGAGAAGTAATACAAATTAGATCATCAGATGAAAGAATACAAAAAATACTATACAATTTATTTTACGATATATTAAATATTGAATTCAACCTTTGGTTATGGATTCGTAATATGAGTAAATATGGTGATTTCTATCTACATTTAGAGGTTGCTGAAGAATATGGTATATATAATGTAACACCATTATCAGTTTATGATATGGTACGTGAAGAAGGACAAGATCCTCAAAATCCATCATATGTTTGTTTTAAAATTGATCCAATGGTTATTGCCGCTGGTGGTTTAAATTCACGTGTTAAAGATAGAGATGGTAAAATTAAATTTGAAAATTACGAAATAGCACATTTCCGTTTACTTACGGATGCTAATTACCTGCCATATGGTAGATCATACATTGAACCCGCACGTAAAACGTATAAACAATACATTTTAATGAAGGATGCCATGTTGCTCCACCGTATAACAAGAGCGCCGGAAAAACGTGTATTCAATATCGATATTGGTAATTTACCAAATGCGGAGGTTGATGGATACATGGAGAAGTTAAAACAAAAAATGAAGAAAACTCCATATATTGATGCAAATACTGGAGAATACAATTTAAAATATAACGCTCAAAACCTAATGGAGGATTTTTATATTCCTCAACGTGGTCCAAATTCAAACACTAAAATTGAAACTCTTAAAGGTTTAGAATATAATGCAATCGAAGATGTTTTATTCTTAAGAGACGAAATGTTAGCTGCTCTTAAAATACCTAAGGCATATTTCGGATTCGAAAAAGACTTAACTGGTAAAGCTACATTAGCAGCTGAAGATATTAGATTCGCTCGTACAGTTGAACGTATTCAACGTATTGTACTATCTGAATTATATAAAATGGCATTAGTACATTTATATACTCAAGGGTTTGATGGTGAAGAATTAGCAAATTTTGAATTATCATTAACTGTTCCTTCCATTATATATGAACAAGAAAAAATTGCTCTATGGAAAGAAAAAATAGCATTAGCTAAAGACATCCAAGATAGTAATTTAATGCCTACTGACTGGATTTATGATAAAATATTCCAATTCTCTGAAGATCAATATGATGAATATAGAGATTTAATAATGGAAGATCAAAAACGTAAATTCCGTTTATCTCAAATCGAGAACGAAGGTAATGACCCCGCACAATCAGGAAAATCATACGGTACACCTCACGACTTAGCTACATTATATGGTAAAGGAAGAAATGGTGTTGGTGATACAGGAGCTGTTCCTCCAGGATATGATGAAAAATCTCCAGTAGGACGTCCTAAAGAAAAATCATCTATTGTTGGAACACAAAAAGATCCATTAGGTAAAGATAGATTAGGTAGTAAAGAAAACTCAACATTATATACAGCAAACAAACCTGAAGAAAGTGGTACACCTAAGTCATCACCTTTAGCGCTAGCTGAATATTATAAAAATAGAGATGTATTAAAATCTATTGTATTTAGTAAACCTTCTGAGAAAAAAGATATGCTAAATGAAAGCAATATTAAGGACATATAAAGTTTACATATTTATAAATAGTATATTTTTGACTATACATAACAATTAAATGGCTAAAATAAAACATAGTAAATTTCGTAATAGTGGAATATTATTCGAATTATTAGTTAGACAAGTAGCATCAGATACTGTATCTGGTAAAGATTCAGCTTCTGTTAATCTAATTAAAAAATACTTTTCTAAAACGGAATTAAACAAAGAATACCAACTATATCAAACATTAGTTAATTCAACAACCCTTACAGAAAGTAAAGCAGAATCATTGATTAATGCAACTTTAGAATTATCATCAAGATTAAATAGATCTACCTTACGCAAGGAAAAATATAATTTAATTAAAGAAATTCGTGAAACATATGATATAAATGAATTCTTTAAATCTAAAATTAACAATTATTCTCAATATGCTGCTGCATATAATTTAATTGAAGCAAAAAACACATTAGAATTCGTTGATCCAAAATATGTTGTTGAAAACAAAGTAACTTTATTAGAACATATTTCTCGTAAATCTGTAAATAAAGATGAAGTTGCTGATCGTGTAATGACTGAGTATAATGAAATGGATAAAGGTACTCGTATCTTAGTCTACAAAATAATGCTTGAGAAATTCAACGACAAATACTCAGACTTATCTGAAGACCAAAAAACAATATTAAAAGAATATATTAACAATATCTCTAACACTACAAAATTAAGAGACTTTGTTAATGAAAGCAACTTAAAATTATCTGAAAAATTAACCAAATTAATCCCTACAATTTCAGATAAAACAATTCAAATCAAATTGACTGAAGTAATTACGTTTCTAAAACCATTAGATAAAAAACAAAACGTAAAAGACGATCATATAATGTCATTATTACAATATCATCAATTAATAAACGAAATTAAATCAGCCAAATAATGGATATAAAAAAATATATTAAAGAAATTATACGCGAGATTATTTCTGAAGATGAATTAGATGAAATGTCAGTATCAGCTAACGCTGGTGGTTTCACACCTAAATTTATGGTATCTAAAAATAAAGCAGGTTCCCCAGCTGCAATTCAAGCTGCTGAAGATGCAGGATTTACTAAAGTAAAATCTGGTATGCCTAAAGATTCTAAAGTATTTGATTATAAACAAATCACAGGTAAAAAACCAAAAACATACAAAATGTATGAAACAATAAATAAAATTGTGAAAGAAGGATTATTAAACGAAGGTACATATAGTAAATTCAAAAACGAAGTAAAATTACGTTCTAAAAATGAAGCTCTACATAAAGCAATTAAAGAAGTAAAACGTAAATTAATGGAAATTGATCGCATCGTTGAATATACTTCTATGATGAAACAAGAATTATCTGAAGGTGAAGAAGGATTAAAATACTGGAAAACCACAGAAGCTAATGTTTCAAGAATATCAGAAATGGTTAATAACTTAAATACTAAAATACAAAATTTACAACAATAATTATGGCATTATCTTTCCCTTCCGTAACAATATTAAAAAATGGACAGTCAATAACTGGTTCATTTACTAAAATCCAAGTAATGGCTTCTGGCTCTGTAGTTGGAACAACTGCAGGTGCTCCTGCCCATTTCAAGGCCTTAAAAGATTATAATGGTGTTGATATAGTATCAGCTTCATTTGGTTCTGCAGGTATGTTTGTATCTACAGGAACAGTAATTGAAATGCTTATTACTAGTGCATCATTAGATACAACTAGCGCACCTGTATTGTTTTATTCATAAATCAAATAATATTTATATATAATGAAAAGTATAAAAAACCAATACATAGCCCTTAAGGAAGGCAAAATGACTGAAGCGCAATTTATGCGTAACGTTAGAATG